CCTATTATGAACCCACCTGATCCTACTGGCAAAGTGACCAATCACAAGTCATTTGGTATTAACATAATGCGTCAAATGATGGAAGAAGAAACGTTTTTAATTAATGACAACTGCACCACATTTTTAACGCAAGCGCAAAACTACTTTGTGGATGAACATGGTAGATTTAGCGATCCTGATGACTGTATTGACTCTGCTCGTTATGCACTATTGGGCTGTTTAAATGGTTTATCTGAACCACTTAATTCTACTCCACGTGCTAATATGGTGGCTGCTCGCAATCGCATTCGAGGTGTGATGGAACAGCGTGAAATGGAACGGTTAAGTAACCCTCTTAAAAGAAGTTATAATTAACAAAACATAAATAAGAAGATATTAGAAGGTAATAACAAATGCTAAACATGCGCAATTTAATCATTGACAACACTACTGTGTCAGGCAGCCAAGCTGGTGAAGGCACAGTATCAAATGTTGTTGGTCGTGATAATAACGGTAAGATGTCCCGTGTTAAGAAATTTAAAGGGCAGATGGATATTAAAGCGGCTGCTTACTTGCGCTTATGTGCCACTAAAAATGCAGTAAATCGTTTTAGTGACTATCATTATCTTATTATGGCAGTTCAACAATCTACTGCTCCTGTTAATGATATTGATTATATTCATCCAGTTGTAAAACCTATTGTAGATTATAGTTCTGCGGTTATTACCAAAGGTCTTTGCCCTAATGGTCAAATTGACTTTGAATTTTCACCTGACAATGAAGAAGATGAAGTGGCTGCTCGTCAAGCTACTGAAATGGTTGATCGAATTTTAAACTCTATGAATGATCCGCATAAGTTTATGCGTGAATGGGTTATGGATGCAGCCATGCACAAAAACGGCATGTTAATGATACTGCCTGTGCGTGAGAAGATTACGCTATATCGTGAAATTGAAGGCACACTAGATCAACTTAAAGCATTTGAAGTGCAAGCTAATGAAAGCGGTTTAAAAGCAGTTCGTCAAAGTCGCCGTAAAGTTCGTATTGATATGAAACGTGTGTTGGCTGAAACACAACAAACATTAGGACAGCAACAACAAGAAGATCATCGTTTAATGATTGATCAACGCATGGAACAATTAAAATCATCTATGGATTCTATGGGTGAAGAAATTGATGAAGGCGAAATTCCAGAAGAAACTGATCAAACAATTCAAAGTCCCGATAATGAAATGATAGAAGCGTTTGATGATTCTGTCGCACGCAATACAACTTACAAAGCAAAATACAAATTAACAGGTTACTCATTTAATATTCGTATGCGTCACATTGCGCAACATTATTGGGTTTGTGATCCTAACGTTAAAGAAATTCAAGATCAACCATTCTGCGGATTTTATGATCCAATGACTATTCAACAAGCCACAGAATTATACCCTGACATAGATTTAATGGAGTTTAGACGACATGCGGAATATAATCAAAACGGTGCTTTCCAAGCAGGTTCAGTTCTTAACAATCTCGCTATTCATGGTCGGGATTCCGTTCCTACTATGGGCATTCCTGTGGACAGTGGCAGTTCTGCTGATCCAGATGCACGTCACATTACCATCTTTACTTGCTGGGATCGTTACGACATTGACGGCGATGGTGAACTAGAACTTATTGAAATTATTTACAGTGGCTCATATGTGATTAGCGTAAAGGAAGTTGAGTTTATTCCTATTGCTAACATGAATCCAAAACCATTGCCAGGAAACTTCTTTGGCATGAGTATTGCTGAATCAGTAGTCCCTATGCAGGAATACATGACTTCAATGCATCGTGCAGAAATTCAACTTGGCTTATTACAATCTACAGCACGTGTTGGTGTAAATCCCGCACACGTAGATTTTGAAGAAATGATGGATGGTGAAGCTGCTATTTTTATTCTTGACAGTAAATTTGATCCTAACACTTCTGTGTGGGAATTTCCTGTTCCACGTGGTGACATTACGTTTATTGAACCAGCTATGCAACGTATGCAAACTGACACAATGAACATGATTGGTATGACCACACCAGCAGATGTGTTTAATCCTGAAATGATGGATCCAGGCAATAGCGGTATCAAGCTACAAACAGCACTGGGACCTAATCAGTTGATGCAAGATGACACAGTTAAAAATGCTGGCGAAGGTTTAAAAGATGCAATTTGGTTAGTATGGCGCACGCTAGTGCAATACAGTGATGATTATGGTGTTAAGAAAATTGCACAGTTATTCCATCCTGATCGCAAACCTGAGTTTTTAGATGGCAAAGCATTTGATGATTTAAATTTCTGCGAACGTAAAGACATTCGTATTAGTTTAGCATTAGGCATGAACAGCGATGAAAATGCAATTGCACGTTTGAATTTGATTAAAGGTGCGCAAATTGAGCTTTATCAAAAGGTAGAAGCACTGGTTGCACAAGGAACATTAACTCCACAAATGTGGACTAAGATTAAACGTCCGTATGAAGATACACTTTATGCACTTTCTGTCAAAGATTGTGATTCTTATTTGCCTACAGACGAAGAAGTTATGCAAATGATCAAACAAGGTCAAGAAGCACAAGCTAAGAAACCACCTCCAGCAGCCGATGTGCTTGCACACGCACAAGCAGAGCTTACAAAAGCCAAAACAAGCGAGTCACTTGCTAGTGGACAATACAAAAATGCCCAAACTGTTGAGATTGAAGCACAGTTGCAAGGTGTTTCAGCCGAAAAACAGCTTGAATTGCTTAATATTTTGAATGGTCATAGCGCAGCAGGGATTACTAAATGATAGATTCTCAAGTTATTGACGCATTTAACTCACGTTTGACCGTAAATCCCAGTTCTATTAAGAGTTTAACGGTAGAACAACAAGATAATGTCAAAGCACATGGTGATAAAGCCTCTGCTTTGCTAAAAAACAAAGATTTAGCTATGTTTATACATCAGTTAAAGTTCGATTGGTGTGATCAACTGGCTTTGATCAAAGGACACACCGAAGAGGACAACAATAAACGAGTTGCGATAAGTAATAAGATCGCAGCTATTGACGATTTTGTAAGTCTGCTTAAGCAAGCAGTATTTACGAAAGCATCTGTGGTAAAGGCTAATCAACCTCCCACGGATTTAACTTAAAGGAAATTAAATGAACGATATCAGCCCTAACACCAACCTAGGTGCGGCCACTGAGCACACAGCAGTAAATCCGTTGGATAATACTATCGCTGACAAAATGGCCGCTATGCTCTCCGCAAGGAATGCATCACGTAACCAAAGTCAAGATACCCAACCAACTGCAACTGGAGAATCAGATGTGGCAACAGATGAAACCCCAGTGGCACCCGATAATGTTGAAAACATTGTTGAGCCAGAAGGTAGTGAAGATTTAGAAGAGAATAACGAAAGCACAGAAGAAAGTGAAGCCCCTGAACAGGTAAGCGACACAGAAGCTGATTCTACAAACGAAGAACTGATTGACTTTTTGGAATTTACTCAAAGTAATCCAAAAGCTAAGTTTAAGTTTATGCGCAATGGCAAAGAAGTTGTTATTGACGCTAAGAAAGCGGCAGCTATTCTTGGACAAGGAAGCGCAATCCATGAAGAAGCAAGAGAATTAAAAGTTCAACGAGCTGAGTTTGATGAGTATCAAAAAGAACGTCAAGCACACCTCGAAGGTCTTTCATTAGCAATGGAATTTACAATCCAGCCTAAACTGCGGGAAGCATACGATGAGATTATTAAAACTCAAGGTTACAATGCTACTTTCCAACAACAATTAGAACACGCTACAGATTATGCTGAACGTGCTAGAATTGAATCTGCAATTGAACAAAACAATCGTTATATTCAACAGCAGAGTGCGTTGGCAGGTGAATTGAAACCTAAGATTACAGAATTTCAAAAGATGCGCAAAGAGCAAGTTGCAAATATTTTAGAAACTAATCGCAAATCATTCAAAGATAAAGAGCTGAAAAATGCTTATGTATATAACGAGATTCGTGAAAAGGTTTCAAAAGATTGGGCAGGAGCAAAAAACCAATTAGTTCCAGGGATCGACAATATTGATCTTATTTCTAGCGATGAGCATATATTATCATTGATTAGAGATGGATTAAAGTATCGTGATAAACCCAAAGGCACTTCTGCTGGTGCTAGTGTTGCAGCCACATTTGCTGGCAAGCGCAGTAGCCCTGTAACGAAAGAATCTAAGGACTCTATTTCTACTCTTCGAGAACAAGCCAACAAAGGTGACAAAAAAGCGTCACAAAACCTACTTGAAGCACGTCTTGCACAAATTCGTAGCACACGTAGGTAATTAAAGACATAATATAAAGGAAAAATCATGTCAGAAATTACAACATCGCAAATCGGTAACGGAACAACAGCATACGGCACCGATATCGTAGTAAAAGATTTAGACTTAGACGTAAGTAACCGTGTTAAGGATCAAACTCCTTTCGTAAACATGGCTATGAGCAAAAAGCGTCGTGTAAACTCAACTCTCCCATTGTGGACAGATGACGTTTATCGTCTGCCAGCAGTTCAAGCACAAGTTGAAGGCGCAACTGTTTCTACAGCACAAGCTGAAAACAACACACGTGCTAACTTGGGTAACTACACTCAAATTTTCAGCACCGTTATTGCAGCTTCAGGCACAGCACGTGCAGTTGAGCAATCTGGTGGCGATCCACAGGCTTACCAAGAAGTTAAGCAGTTGATCGAATTGATGTTTGACGTTGAAGCTCAAATCGTTCGTCAAGACCAAATTGGCACAAAGTATAGTGGTCAAACTGGTTCTGCTCCTGGTCTGCCAACTGGTCAAACAGGTCGCCGTTTTGGTAGTTTAAGCTCTTTCGCAGGCGCTTTCTCTTTTAACACAACATCAGGCACAGTAGTTGGCTTGAACACAAACGTTAATAACGAAAATACTGATACAGTTACTACAACAACTGACACATTGACTATTAACTCTAATGGTTCAACATTCTACACAGGAACATTCACAAACCAACAGTTTGCTCCTTCTACTTACAAGCAATTGGTTACTGTAGCTGAAGATCGTTTCAATGCGAAAATCTCTACTGTAGTTTGCCCAACAAGTATGAGAACACACTTGAGTGATACATTCCCAACATCACGTAGTATCAACCGTGTAAATTCTGAGCGTGGCGACACAATTCAGTCTTACGAAGGTGACTTCGATTACACATATGAAATTCATGATGACTGGATTATGGATTACACTGGTGTAAGCAACTCTGTTTACTTTGTAAACGAAGAAGTGCTCCAATGGGGTTCTTTACGTGAACTTGGTCCTAACAACGAAGTGTTCAGTAATGCTGACGCTAGTTTAGATCAGTTCATCATGGAAGGCACATTGATTGTTCGCAACCCAGCAGGTATTGCTGTATTGAACAACATCTCTCCATCAGGTGCTACTGTAGCTACTGGCGCATTGCGTCCATC